GGTGACTTACTAACAACACTCAGTGTGAAAATGAAGCTACCCACAATATCTACAGTGATTTATGACGATCCTAGATTCATAGAATCCATAGGTCACGCTCTCATTGAATACGCTGATCTCATTATTGGTGGGAAGGTTATTCAACGATTACCAAGTGATTATCTTCAGATTTACACAGAACATAATGTCACTCAAACAAAACAAAGGGCCCTCAAGGAGCTCATTGGTAAGTATCCAGAGCGTACAGTATCAACTAGGGTTTCTGACAAAGATATTTTGGGTATAATTGGTACGGCGGATACAGAGGATGAATTCTTTGTGGATCTACCCTTTTACTTTTACAATAACCCTGAACTGGCGGTGCCCCTCTGTGCCATCAAAAACCAGGAAGTTGAGGTTGAGATTAAACTTCGCGACCATGATCACCTTATAATTAAAGGTTCGGATGGTTCACTTCAACCTGTGACACCTGGGACAATTCACCTAAAAGACTATAGACTTTGTGCAGAGGTTGTGTTTCTTGAACCATGTGACCGAATCAAACTTGAAACAGAGAAGAAGGATTACATCATAACTCAGGTCCAACAAAACGTTTTTGATATTGCTCAAGGTGCGCAAGAAGGTAACTTCAAATTAGATTTTGTAAATCCTGTCAGGGAACTTTACTTCGTCATTCAGAGACAAGGTGACACGGGAACAGCTGAAGGTGAATTCATAACTCCATTTGACTACGACAATACTTTAGCAGATACTGGTGGTAAATACATTTTGTATGAAAATCTTGATTATCTCACACTTGATCTAGATGGTCAACCGATCATCACACAAGAGACAGGTAATGTCATCTTTCTCAAAGCTGTGCAGGCTGCAATTCATCACTCCAAGACACAGCTCATCAGGAGATTCTATTCCTATAGTTTTGCCCTAGAACCCGAGAAATGGTATCCAACTGGACAAATCAATTTTAGTCTCATAAAGGAGCAAATCCTCAACCTAAGTCTGACACCTTGCACAGATTATGCAAGACAGTTGAGAGTCTACGCTCTCAGCCACAACATTCTTCGTGTTGGTGAGGGAACTGCCCGAACTCTTTTTGACGTTAAATACTAAAGATGAATATGCAAACTGGCTTCGGTGATGCGGGGGATGGGATGTTGGAACAGTACATGAAGAGCATGATTGACATTATTCAACCTGTCATGGAGAAAGCTATGATATTGGCAGCCGAATATTCCAAAGCTTGTGGAAGAGATACAATTCTTCCAGAAGATATGGAATATGCGATGAAGTATTGTGCTATGAACACCGTCGGTGAAACCATTGGTTCTATCATGCCAGAGATTTACGACGAAGAACTTTCTGATGAAGAAGATGATTTGGAGGAAATTGATCCGGAAGACTGTCCAGACTTTGCGAGATATTCAGGTACTGACCCAAACTTTATTATGGTCAATGAAGCTGTTGATCGTTGGGACAATTGGGTTCCCCAAAACCCGACAGAACAGATGTTAAAAAATGCTATTAATAGTAATGAGTACATCGGAGCCGGAGGGGTGGACGATTTCTGAATACAAATCATTTCATGTGACAAATGATGACGATTCCGAATCCAGCACCGATGGAGATTCTGATGGTGAAGAACAAATATTTGCCAAGTCATCGGTTGTCAGGAGACCCAAGTATAAAAAGTTAGTAGAGAAGGAAGAGTTGTTACCCGAATAATATTTTCTATACATATGTTATAAAAACTCACAATGGCTGACATGACCGCCCAAGCGCTTAAGACCGTTAACCTCGTCTCTCAGGAGCTCGAGACCCAGTCCCTCAACTCCATCGTCGCGGGTTTCTCCTTCGCGGCTGCCATGTCGTGGATGGACCTCGTTCGCTGGTTCATCCAGCAGGTGATCAAGGTGCCCAAGAACGGTGGTACTCAGTACACCCTCACCGCTGTCCTCACCACCCTCCTTTCCATCGCGGTCTACATGATCATCTCTAACATCTCCACTCGTGTCTCCAAGCCTGCCCAGCCTGTCTTCGCGATTACCCGCTAAGTTTTGGCTTGCGCTTCATGAGACTCAGAAGAACTAGACCGACGAATACGATAATACCAATGGAAATGTATTCCATTTTCCACTTATAAACATCCTCAACAATTTCTGGGATGTTTATTGGTGGCGGCAACTCCTTCTCAACAACTTCCAAGGGAACCTTTGGTAGACCCTCTAACTTGTCTGTAGAGCACGTGATTTCAAATTTCAAAATGTGATCTTGATTTCTGAAATCATATGGAAGGAGGCGGCCATGGCTCATGTAAAAGAACTCCAGTTTGATATACTTGATGTACTTTTGTGGTCCCTTGTAGAATTCGTGAGTGAGTGGATCGTCTGCACCATGAAAATTAATCATATCTGTGCCATTTAGAAGGATGTGTCCCGTGTAGAACGGTGTTACGGAGTATACGGTCTTCGTAAACTCATCCGAACCAGATGTCATACGAAGAATAAGGGAGTTTGGACCTTCCAGATTGATGGCACCAGACACAATACTATCACTCACCACTGGATTTTTGGATGAGAAACCCATAACTTGATGAGGTGTTGTGAGAGCCACGTTACTCAGGTATCCGTTTGTACCATCAAAAAACTTGAATGTAAAGGTGTTACTCGCTATCGTATTAGAGAATGTAAGAGCTTGGGTATCTGAGTCAAAGACAACCTGATCTATACATGTCAATGGTGGTTGCATGAGAGTATCAAGGTCATTTGCGAGTGCTGTACCGTTGGTATAGTTCGTTTCATTTAGGGTGACTTCAATAAGATCATCCGGTGCACCAGAATCACGAATGCTAAAAGTCTTATTCGTAGCACATGTAGTCAATTGTGGTGTTGGAATACGCGCAGACACCAGTTTTATTTGTGTGACATCATAAATAGGTTCTTTGAGAGTCACAGTATAATTGTTAGCGTAAGCATATACATTTGTATCTCTCTCACTACTATCTATATCAAGGGTGTGAACCTTCATTAAAATATAGGCACAATATTTTAATGATTGTTTTTATCTATAACCAAAATTATTAACATAAACTGTGCGCCAATGGGTTGTTCTGGAGCTGCCTCTTCGCGACACCCAAGTCACGTGCGTATGGGTTCTCGTTGCCCTTGTAGGCGTTGAACTGATGGAATGGCTTCTGCTGGTAGTTTTGTGTCCAACCACCGTTTGCAGCATTCACACGACCGTCAATACGGGAAGTATCGGTACGAACAGCCGTCAACGCACCACCTTGCTTGAGGGCACTCTCTCTCACATTCATACGACCCTTGTTACCCATACGGTTAGCCTTACCACGACGATCCTCTGGACGGAAGCCATACTTCATCAACTCCTCATTGTTCTTCGTAGTAATCTGAGCAGCCGCACTGGTCGCGTAGGCACCACTGAAGTTAGTAATACCTGGAGCCGCATGGCTGTAGTGGGCAAACTGTTGGTCGTTGCGGTCACTCTTGAAGCGAGTGGGGTCCTGTGGCATGGTCTGAGCGGATACGAAACGCTTCGCACCGTTGAAACCGAGGCCATCCGCACGATGGCCAGTCTCGGAACGGTTCGTGGTTCTCATAGTCTTCTGATGACTGGCTCTTGGAATTGCACCGGACATACCCTGAGCACGTCCCGCGGTAGGTGGAAGGCGGGATGGAAGGTGAGCAGTAGTCTCAGGTTTGTTGTGGGTCAATTGACCAACGAGAGCGGAGCGACCACCAGTGACATCCGCAGCTGGACCGGAGCGTCCTGGAAGTGTAGTGAGCCTGTACTCACCCACGTTGATAGGGTTCACGCGGAACATCTGTTGGTAACCACCACTCGCTGGAGTGTCGGCACCGACACCGAGACCTGGGCCAACCATTTGCTTCTCAATTGGGGAAAGGTTATTCATACGACCAGTGTCATACATACGGTTTCTCATGTTGAGAATCTCCTGGCCACCACTCCTCTGTTGGTAAGTAATGTCAGCAAAGCTTTCCATCTCCATCTTTTGTGGAATCTCAACACGTGGTTCAAAATCACGTTCAATAAATTCGGGAACATCATTGTCATAAGTAATTTGGGGTTCTTGTGGCTGCTGTGGAGTGATCGTTTCAACCTTCTGAACTGGCTCTGGTTCGGTCTTGGTACTCAACGATCTACCAGCAAAAACTAAACCAGCAATAGCTGCGAGTGAAATGGGATCCGCCATTCTTATTTTTTAGTAACATTTTTATTAGCGTATCTTTGGTGAAAGAGGCCGTTCTGGAGTTCCGCGCGAGTACTCATTGGTTCATAGGTTAGGGTACGAAGAGGCACCTTGCACTCCATGTTGGTGAGAGGGAAGAGGTTGCGCTCGTAGGTAGGAACAATAACCTTGTTGAAACGAGTGGTGGATTGTGGGCGAAGTTGATCGCTCACATCAATGAATTGCGCTGGGGAACCCTTACCGGCCATGTAGGGAGCAGTTCCGTAGAGCATAGTGTTTGGACGACAGCAGTAGTTAAGGGTACTGGGCTGAGGGTAGACGAAAACTTCCTCAGTGGCTTTCACAGATGGGAGAGCGCCCGCATTTTGAACTATTGCAAGACCAGGTTGTAATTGGTATGCCATATTTATTAT